AAAATCAAGCGCCACGTTATCATCGCTGGTCAGAAGTCTGCATTGACTTTTGCTTCACAGATCAACAAGGTTGAGTCTATTCCCAACCCCAACGACTTCGGTACTTTGGTCCGCGGTTTGATGATCTACGGTCGCAAGACAGTTAAGCCAGAAGCTTTGACCTACGCTGTGGTCAAGGGCTAAGCAAAAAGCCCTTCGGGGCTTTTTCCCGTTTATATTTTATTTTTGGAGATTCAAAATGGCTAATTCAATGAGCTTTGCAACCGAAGTTGGTGGTTACGAGACCGCTACTGCAGGTACTACACAAACCCAAGCCGGTGCTACAGCACTGACAGGCTTTATCAACTACGTTACCACTGGCACTGCTGCTGATGGCGTAAAATTGCCTGCCGATCGCACTGCTGGCGATATTGTTTACGTTGTTAACAGTTCAGCGAATTCGTTGAACGTCTACCCCAATACTGGCGGTAAGATTAACAACGGCTCTGCCAACGCTGCTAAGGCTTTGGTTGCTAACATGTCCGGCTGCTATATCAGCTTGGGCAGCGAAAACTGGGCTGCGGTCCTCAGCGCCTAATCAGCGCAGCAAGAGGGGCCCCACGGGGCCCCTTCTTGTGTTAGTATTCTCATAACTTCAAACTCTACGAGGTTAGCTCATGGCGACCATCACAGTTGCGTCGATCCTGACCAAGGTTTCGACAATTCTTCAAGACCCGACAAACATTCGCTGGCCTACTGACGAATTGATTTTGTGGCTGAACGATGGCCAGCGTGAAACCGCGTTGTATAAACCAAATGCGTTTGTTATAAACGCTGCTGTTATTTGTGTAACAGGCACTAAGCAGACACTGCCCGCTGCAGCCGTTTCCTTGATCGACGTAGTACGCAATATGGGCACTAACGGCACAACGCCGGGCAATGCAATTCGTGCTGTGTCTCGTGAGATTTTAGATGCGCAAGTTCCAAATTGGCACTCGTCTACTCCTAGCGCAGTTACAAAGCATTTCGTTTATACACCCCTAGATTCCAAGACGTTTTACGTATACCCCCCGCAGCCGTCCTCAAGTCAGGGCTATGTAGAGTTGGTTTACGTTGCTGCACCATCAGATGCAGTATCTGGCGGCGTTATCACTATCGACGATATTTACGTCACGGCGCTTATCAGTTACATTCTGTTCAGGGCTTACAGCAAGGATGCTGAGTACGCAAACAATTCTGCTTTGGCTGCCTCATACTATCAGCAGTTCCAAGGTCTCTTGCAAGGCAAAGCCACAGCCGAAGCTGCGTCTAACCCGAACCAAGCGCTAGCCCCATTTAACCCTAACTTACCGGGATCAATGAAGTGAGCAACGTCTCCTACGAAGTTTTCTTGCCGAACATTGTTCCGTACGCGCCCAACGTACTGGACGACCAAGCAATTGAGGCTGTGCGCAACGCCTGCATCGACTTCTGCCGCGAGACGTTATTCCTGCAGTGTGACTTAACGCCGATCACTGTGATGGCCGGTGCAAACACGTATTGCATCGATGTGCCTAAGTACAACATTCTTGGCCAACTGATGGGCATTTACTATCAGAGCCGAAAATTAGAGCGTAAGAGCCAGTATGAATTAGAGAAGATGTTCTCCATGAACTGGCAATCTCAGCTTGGAACTCCACAGGCGTACACGCAGTTCAACCCCAACGACATTACGCTGGCTTTATGCCCCGCAGAAACTGTCCAGAACGCGATCACAGGCCGTTTTTCATACATGCCGCTACGCGACTCTACCGTTGTCGATTCGCAGCTGTACGAGCGATATTTAGAAGAAATTTCAAGCGGAGCGCTTGCTAGTTTACTGGAAACGCCTAATCAGCCGTATACCGACGCTGCAGGCGCTAAAGCATATACATTGAAGTTTCGAATTGCTAAACAAACGGCCCGGGCTTATGTGACCGGCGGTATGAACCATGCGCCCATGCGCATACGTTACAGTAGGATTTGGTAATGAGCTGCGATCTGATCTATCTTGTTCAAGGTGATTCCAACCGCCCTCAGGTGCAGGCCACAATTACCGACGAAAACACAGGCGCTGTGGTCGATATCACAGGCGCTACAGTTATCATGAAATTTCGTCAGACAGGCTCGACCACGCTGCAGGACACAATTACTGGGACTGTGACAAACGGCGCAGGTGGGGTCTGCGTTTTTCCCATGACTGCATTATCTATGTCCGGAGAACCCGGTAACTATGAAGGTGAAATTCAAGTTACGTTTGCATCCAGCGGCGGCGTTCAGACTGTGTACGATCCATTAAGATTTAGGATGCGCGAGGACTTTTAATGCGCGCTACTTATGCATACATTAAACTTCAAGCGGAAATTGCTTACGTAAAACTTCAGGCAACTGTTGAGTACGTAAAGTTAAGTGCCGCTATAAGTTATGTATTGCTAAAGGCTACTGCCGTTACCGGCTATTTTCTAAAGCTTTTAGATCTCTTTGATACAGCAAGAGCCTCGGATACTGCGGTTAAAACTGTAGGCAAAGGGCTGACCGAAACGGCACAAGCCGGTGAAATCTTAGTCAAGAGTTACGGCAAGCCGCTTAGTGACACCGGTAGTGCGTCTGATCTAGCTGCTAAGACTGTTGGTAAAACAGCATCCGATACTGCAACGCCCAGTGATGCCGCCGTTCTGGGCATTAACAAAACGCTAAACGACACGGCGTTTGCCACAGACGATGTAGATGGTATTGTCACAGACGACGATCAAATCATTCAGTTCGTGAAAGTGTTGTCTGAAGTTGTTACGCCAACTGAGACCCTTGTTATAGCGAACGGATTTAACCGAGAGTTTGTAGAGTCTGCTGTGAGTGGTGACGTTGCAGCCAAGACTTTCATTAAGAATCTAATCGACACGGTTAATGTGACCGATGTTGCAGATGTTAGCAACGCTAAGGTTGAGAATCCAAGTGATGGCTCAAGCGTATCTGATCAGGCCGTTATTGGATTTGGAAAAGCTCTTACTGAGTCGCCGACAGCGGCTGATGCTGCGTTTGTAGAATTCATGAAAGGTCTGGCTGATGTGCCGACCGCAACAGATTCCGCCGTTATTGAGGCTGGAAAAGCTCTTATCGACTCGACTAGCGCCTCAGATGCTGGTACATTGATAAGCCAAGGCTACTGCGATATCACGTACTTCGCGGAAGACTATGTAGGAACTAGTCGTACTTTTTAAGGAATCCCCATGAACACAAATGAAAAAATTGTCGCCACTGGCGAATTGAAGATTGTGGTTACTGCGCCAGACGGTACAGTTAAGCAAGAAGAAACAGTCAAGAACTTGGTTGTTACAACCGGTCTTGGTTTTATTGCTAGCCGTATGGCGGGCACATCTGCTAACGTTATGAGCCACATGGCCATTGGTACGGGTAGCACGGCAGCAGCCGCAGGCAATACAACTTTGGGTACTGAGTCTGCTCGTGTAGCACTGACGTCAACTACGGTAACTGGTCCTGCGATTGCTTACGTTGCTTCTTTCCCAGCAGGTACTCCAGCGTCTTTGACTGCTATTACTGAAGCGGGCATTTTCAATGCTTCTTCTGCAGGAACGATGCTTTGCCGCACTGTGTTTGCCGTTGTCAACAAAGACGTAAACGATACAATGTCCATCACTTGGACAGTTACAATGGCTGCACCTTAATCGGAGTAATCCATGAGTACCATTATTACCCGTGCAGGTAAGGGCTCGCCTCTTACCAACAATGAGGTTGATGCCAACTTCGTTAATCTGAATACCGACAAGATTCAGGTTACGGGTACGCCTACGAGCGGTCAGGCGGTGGTATGGGATGCTACAAACTCACGTTGGATACCCGGCACTGCGGCGTCTAGGGTAACAATTTCGTCTACAGCGCCAGCAGGAGCTACGGCAGGCGATCGATGGTTGGACGCAGATACAGGCGTTGAATATTTGTATACCGATGACGGCACATCCTCTCAGTGGGTGGAGTTTGGCCCAACCGCTCTTGTTGTCACGTCTGGCGATGCGCTTGCATTTGCTATTGCATTAGGATAAATATGGCAAACACATTTAAAAATTACATTGCTGCAAGCGTTACAACACAGACTTCGGTGTATACCGTACCAAGCGCAACTCAATCAACTATTATTGGGTTAAGTCTTGCAAACACAACAGCAGGTCTTGCTACCGTGGATATCCAGATTACTTCTGGCGCAACAACAATCTACCTTGTTAAAGGCGTCCCTATCCCTGTCGGTAGCTCGCTTGTGCCCATTGGCGGCGATCAAAAACTTGTGCTTGAAGCTGCGGACATTCTTAAAGTAACCGCTGACGTTGCGGTTGACGTGTCTGTATCTGTACTGGAGATTTCATAATGAGTTACATCGGAAAAGTTCCAACGCCAGTCCCATTAACATCTGCTGATCTCCCCGACGGCGGCGTCACCACAGCTAAGCTTGCTTCTAGTTTAACGCTGACGACTCCTAATCTCGGAACTCCAACTGCGGGTGTTTTGACTAATGCAACTGGCTTGCCAATCAGCACTGGTGTATCAGGTCTTGGAGCTGGTGTAGCTACTTGGTTAGGTACGCCTTCAAGTGCTAATTTAATTTCTGCTGTAACAGATGAAACAGGTTCAGGTGTTTTGGTGTTTAACACAAACGCTGCCCTGACAAATCCAACAGTCACCAATTATGTAGAGACTCCATTCACAGCGAATAGTTCTACCGCGATTACTTTGGCATTGACTAACGGCACGGTGCAAATCATTACGCTAACAGGCAATGCGACTATCACAATGCCAACGGCGGTTAGCGGTAAATCTTTCATCATGTTTTTAAAGCAAGATGCAACGGGTTCACGCACGGTAACTTGGTCAACTGTTAAATGGGCGGGTGGTACAAATCCTACAATTACGGCAACCGCAAGTAGGCAAGATATTTATTCGTTTTTTAGCGATGGAACGAATTGGTATGGCGTTACTGTTGCACAAAATTACACACCATAAGGGGTTCTAATGTTTGCCGCATCAAAAACAGATGGTTCAAGTGAAGTACCTGACCC